CCGTTCGGCCCCGGGCACACGATGTACACGCGGCCCGGCAGGCTCAGCCCGCCGGCGAACAGGTCAATCAAGCGGGACCTCCGCCGCCGCGCTCAGCGGGATCTGCTGCTCCGCCTCGCGCATCGCGGCCTGGGGATCCATCCCCAGCTCGGTCAGTGTCCGCACCAGGCGCCCGCGGCTGTGCAGCGACAGCACCCGGGTGTTGCGCTCCAGCGCCGCCGACAGCCGGCCCAGCGAGCGCTCGTGGGAGTCCACGAGCTCCTTCACCAGCCCGCGATTCTCATCGTTGATCCGCCGCATCGTCTCCGTGTGGCGCTGGTCGCGCTTCGGCATGTACCAGAACAGCAGCAGGAACAGGACGATCATCGCCCCGCCGCTGCCCGTCAGCGCCACGATCAGTTGTTCCGTCATAGAGCCTCCGTGCTATGGGTTCAGGGGCGCCGGAGTCCAGCCGGACTCCGCGCCAATGCTGGTGATGATTCCGCCGGTGAAGGTGAGTTCGCGCGTCTTGACCTGCTGGGTGTTAATATCCACGTCCGTGATCACCGTCACCAGCCCGCTCACGCCGTTCACGCCGCCGACGTCGAAGTTCCCGGTGGCGCTGACCTCCACGCTGCAGTCCACCCCGGTCGAGTCGATCACCACCCGCTCCGTCCCGCCGGTGTCGAGCCGGATCTTGTCCTCGTCAGCGCTCTCCTCAACGTGGACCAGCGTGTCGCCGTCCGCGTCGGCGTATGAGTACGCCTTGCCGTCTGAGTTCACCCAGGTGAACCAGTCCCCCGCCGTGCAGCCGAGCCGGCCCTGCCCCCCAGGCGGGTCCGCGAGGGCCGGCGAAACGGCAGGGTTCTGCTCAAAATATGTCGTATCCCGCCCCACGAACGTCTGATCGAATCTACCGCCATAGGCCTCATTGTGGCTGCTATCCGTGTAACCGTAAATGCCGTGAATAACACCGGATGAAGCGGAAGCATGGGCTTGGATCGCGGTTGCCGTGTTTGAGACAGCCTGAATCGCAACTTCGGATTGATTGCCAAACACGGCCAACCCGATTCCTATGCCGTCCTGTTGAATGACGAATGCTGCCTGATCGTCGCTCGCATTGTCCTGCACGATGCTCACCACTGGGCTATCCGTGCTGGCCAAGGCCAGGTCGCGCGTGACGCTCAGCGTGCTGCCGCTGGTGGCGGCGCTGGCGACCGCCAGCAGGTCGTCCAGGCTGAGGGTGTCCGCCGCGCTGCGGTACAGCCGCACGTCAGGCACGGCCGTGCCGTCGCCCCAGTTCAGGTCGCCGCCGGCCTCGATGCTGAAGCGGCTGTCGGCGTCTGCCGTCACGCTGAAGAACAGCACCTCAGTACCTGCCGCGCCGGCGCTGATCCCCATCGTCTCGCCAGCGCGCAGGACCACGTCGTTGCCCGCCGTGAACGGAACAAGGTCAGTAGTAGAGCTTGCCATAGGCCGCAGTGTTGCCCGGCGCAGCCACTTCCTTCAGACTCACGACGCCATCGACTGTCAGCAGGGCGTTCGGAGTCGCGCCGCCGATAATGACCTCGTACTCGCCGGCGTCGATCTTGAGCAAGTTGCCCGCACCGCTGCCGCTGAACATGGTATCCAGATCGGCCTGGCCGTAGTTGAACGTCGTCGCCGACGAGGTGTAGCGCGCGATGTAGTCGCTGCCCGCGCCGGCGTCGAAGGTCTCGGCGAAGTTCTGGTTGGCGCCGTAGCGCACGTTGCTGGCGTCCAGCTCGATGTAGCTGTCGACGTGGCTGGAGCCGGTGTCCAGCCGCAGGTTGTACTGGCTGCCCGTCGTGCCGGCGTAGGTGTAGAGCGTCAGCGTGTTGCTGGCCAGCGCCAGCGTCGGCACGGTGGCGCCCGTCCCCATCTGCCAGCCCACGCTGCTCAGTTCCAGCCCCGCCGTGCCGTTGTAGCTCAGCACCATTTCGCTGGTCTCGGTGTCCAGGTTGCCGCTGACCAGCACCACCGGATCGCCGTCGATGCCGCGCCGCGAGGCGCTGCAGGTCAGCAGCACCACCACGCTCAGCAGCACCAGCCATGTCGCAATTCTACCCATGTGGTCCTCCCACAATCGAGATGTCATCAGGGTACCACCGTGCGGAACGTCGCGCGGAAGTCGGCGGCACTGCCCGTCGAGCTCGTGGTGATCACCAGCCGCAGGTTCCCGCCGCTGACGTCGCCGCTGATCGTCAGCCCGCAGCCGCTCTGCCCGCTGGGCCAGTGCTGATCCTTGAACACCTCCACCGTCGAGCCGTCCTGCAGCAGCACCACCTGAATCTGCCCCCACTCGGTGTCCGTCGAGCGGATGCAGTGGTAGTCGATGAAGGCCGCCGTGATGTCGGCGATCGCCCCCAGCGTGATGTTGGTGGTCGCGTTGTCGGCCAGCGACTGGTCGAGGCGGCCGCTCAGCGCCCCGGGGATCCCGCCGTCGTCGGCCAGATCCTCGGCCACCACCGTGAACTCGTTCTCCGTGAACGGCGCCTGCCGCCCGCGGTCCTGGTAGCCGGCGGCAGCCAGCCGGCCGAGCGGCGGTGCCGGCCGCCTCAGCAGCTGAAGCACCTGGTCCTCGCTCGTCCGTCCCGGCACCACTGTCATTATTCAGTCCAGTCCATAGTTGAGATTGAGCAGCCGCAGTTCCAGCCGCTCCGCCCCGCGGTCGCGCTCGAACTCGCGGCTTAAGACCACCCCGCTGAAGCCGTCGCCCATCGTCACCGTCTCGGCGCGGTCCGGCAGGGTGGCGGGCGGCTTTCTCGTCGTGTAGGTCCGCACCTGCAGCCGCTTGATCCCGTTCCAGGCCAGGTAGCGCGCCGCCGCCAGCGCGCGATACTCGCACGCCGCGTTGAGGCCCGGCGCGATCTTCACCCGCGGCTGCCCCAGCTGGGCGTCCTCCACCTTGGCCAGTGTGTTCGGCGCGTAGATCGTCTCGGCGCTGCCGGTGTAGGCGCTGCTGAGCTTCACCAGCGCCTCGCGCCAGGGGCTCATCGTCGCCAGGAACTCCTTCACCAGCAGCCAGCAGTCCGTGCCGTCCTCGGTCAGCTGCGGCAGCCCGGTCACGCGGATGCCCAGCGCCTTGATCGTCTTGCCGATCCCGAACGCCTCCAGCACCACGCTGCTGAACTCGTCGCTGGGCCAGATGTCGCCGCTGGGGAGCACCGTCATCGCCGCCCCCCGAAGCTGCCCGGCGGGGTGTCGTCGTAGAACGCGCCGCCCACCCAGCCGACGCGCTTGACCGCCGCGCCCGTGCTGGGCCCCACGTCGTCGCTGAGGCAGAAGATCAGGTTGTCGTCGAGGTGCAGCAGCCCGGTCGGTGTCGGCGGGTCGCCGGTGCTGAAGCCGGTGTAGCCGACGATCTCGATCCGCGTCTCGACGCTCTTGATGAACCGGCGCAGATCCAGCACGCAGCGGATGTGGTCGACCGGGTAGCTGGTCGGGCTGCCGGGGTTCCAGAAGTACACGATCACCGTGTTCGAGTTGATCGCGGCCGGGAACTGCAGGCCCCAGCCGCTCGAGTTCTCGTTGCCGTCGAACATCAGGTGGGTGTAGAGGTTGTTGCCGCTCGAGGCCTCGTCCAGGTTCCAGCCGTTGCCCAGCTCGCGATCCACGTACTGGTAGCGGTAGCCGCTGACGGTCTGGCCGCCCCAGGCGTCGCCACGGTCCGGGTGCCAGCAGCGCGTCGGGCTGGCCAGCGGCGGGCCGCTGCCCTGCCATCCGACCAGCACCGCGCTCGCCAGCCGCGCCGACTCGAACTGCTCGCTGACCAGCTCGAACTTGCGCAGCACGTGGTCCGGCGTGCCCGCCTGGGTCAGCTTGTGCAGGCAGTAGTTGCTGTTTGCCGAGTCGTACCACGGCACCACGGCGTCGCCGGTGTTCATCGCGTCCAGCTCCAGCCGCGCGATCAGCCCGCGCAGCACCGGCAGGGTGTGCTGGGTCTGGTCCACCTTCAGCCGGTCCACCGCCACGCGGTCGATGTCGATGTCGATGTTGCCCGCGTCGATCGCCGGCCCGCCGTCGCCGCTGAACTTGAGCAGCGCGTCGGCCACGCTCTCCAGCGTCGGCGTCGCGGCGTCGCTGAGGTCCAGCATGGTGTAGGTTGCCCGCAGCGCCAGGTAGCCGCTGCCCGCGTTGTAGGGGGCGGCCTCCGGGTCGCCCTTGAACTCGAAGCGCCCCTCGGCCTGGTTGACGTCGAACTGCCCGCTGCCCAGCGGCTCCCAGACGTCGGGCCCGCTGCTCACCTGACCCTCGATCAGGATCCGGTCGCTGGTGCAGACCGGCAGCGCCACGTTGGCGTAGATGCTGGCGGCGGCGGTGTGGCCCGCGGCGCTGGTGCCCTTGGCCCCGCGCACGCAGTTGCGGAAGGTGTACTTGCTCGACTCGCCCGGATCGGGGTGCAGGCCGTCGTACCAGAACACCTCGCTGCCGATCTTGGCGTAGCCGCGCGGCGGGAACCCTGAGTCCGTGATGGCCGTCAGCCGGATCGAGGTGTCGCCGCTGCCGATGTCGGCGTCCAGCGTGCCCTCGGCCGCGCCGTAGCTGCCGCCGTCGTCCATGTAGTTGTTGGTGTGGCCGGGCGCCGGGTAGTAGGGGTACTGGGCGTCGACGCTGCTCTCGCCCAGGACCAGCGGCACCGCGCTGCCCTCGTACTCCTCCGCCTGGCTGAGGAACAGGCGCTCCGTGCCGACGCCGGCCAGGGTGTGGTTCAGCGCCTCCAGCGGATCGACGCCCTCGACGATCACGCGCTGCGCCTCGCCCAGCTGCTCCTCGCGCGCCGGCCCGCGCAGCTTGCCCTCCCAGAGTTTCTGGCTGCCGCGGGTGACCACCGCCCAGCTGCCGTCCTGGATGAAGTTCGCCATGTCCGTCTCGTCCGTGTACTCGTCGAACTTGGAGTCGAGCTCGAACATCAGCATCGCCGCCTCGCCGAACTCGGCGTGCGGGATCCGCAGCCAGGGCGGCTTGACCCGGCGCGTCTGGCTGCCGTCGGGCGTGGTGATCACCAGTGTCAGCGCGGGCGCCGCCATCAGTTCAGCTCCTCGCTCTCCACCAGCAGCGTCAGGCTCGGATAGGCGCGGTTCTTCCAGTGGCTGTCGATGCTGCTGGGCCCGCTCAGCTTGCCGTGGTAGGTGCCGATCCGCGCGCCCGTGTCGCCGTCGTCCACCTTGACGGTCACGCCGGCCTGGGCCCAGTCGCGCAGCGTGTTGTACTGCGCCTGGGTCACCGTGCCCGCCTCGAAGTCCAGCCGCAGCGCGTCGTTCTCACGGTCCACCGCGTGGCTCAGGCCGTAGACACCGCCGTCGTGGTCGCGGCCCAGGTTCTGGCGCGGGGCGGGGGTGCCCCAGACCGGGTTGAGCCCGATCTCCGTGGCGGCCGCGCCCAGCGTGATGGTGCCGGTGTCGTCGTCGTCGGCCACCACCACCAGCGCCTGCACCGCCGTGGTGTTGGTCACCACCGCCGTGCAGAACGTGGCCGCCGCGCTGGCATCGAAGGTCGCCCCCACCTGGTAGACGAACGCCAGGTGGTCGTAGTCGTCGCTGGGAACCACGCAGGTCAGCTGCACCGTGCAGTTCGCCGGGATCGCGATGTTATCCCAGCCCCCCACCGCAGCGCGCACCACCCCCGCCAAGTCGGCGTCCGTCTCGGCCGCCGTCTTGAACGCCACGATTCTGAGGCTGATCGTCTTGGCCGCCCAGGTGCCGGCGTCGCCCGTATCGACGGCGCTCTGGTAGGCCGGCGCACCGTTGTTGACCGTCACCAGGAAGCGGCCCTCGTTGGCCATCTAGCCCACCCCCAGCGCGCTGAGGCGCGTCTGCATCGACGGGCGGCGCATCGTCTCGCTGACGGCCTGGGCCACGGCGCGGCCGGTGTAGTAGGGCAGGTCGCTGAGCGTGATGTCGTACTTCTCGAAGCCCAGCGCCTGGTTGGCCCGCATCCGCGCGCGCGTCAGCGACTGGGCGCTGGCCATGCCGGTGGTGGAGTAGGATCCGCCACCCGCCGCCGCCCCAGCCCCACCACCGCTCAGCACCGCGGCCGAAGCCCCGGGGCGGTAGTCGCCGCCGCCACTGGCCGGGCCGGACTGCGGGCCATCGCCGGCAGACGCGCTGGGTGCGCCGCCGACGTTGGCGGTGTTGATCCCCATCGCGGCCTGCTGCAGGCGCGTCTGCTCGTCGAACACCATCCGCAGCTTCTCGCTGACGGAGGCCGTCGCCCAGTCGTACCAGCCGACCCAGCGCTGGATGCCCGGGTACTGCACTTCCAGCCATTGCTTGAACGCGCCCTCGGCGTCCGTGTAGGCCTCGAGGATCGCCAGCCGCCACTCCTCCGTGCGCGCCTTGGCCTCCTCGCGTTCAGTTGCGATCTGCTCGACGAACTCCGCCAGCTCGCGCTCGCGCTTCAGCCGCTTCTGCAGCAGCGGGCTCAGGGCCTGCTCGTGCGTGACCCGCTTCTCGATCTCGCGGGTCAGGCCGGCCGTCGCCGAGGCCAGCTTGTCGGTGCCCTCCGTGGCACCCTCGAGATTCTCGGCCAGTTCACCGGTCGCCGCGCCGGCCGCCTGCATACTGCCCGCCACCTCCTCCGCCGGCTCGACCGTCTCCTCGACCTCCTCCTTGATGATCCCCCAGCTCGTGGCAATCTCATTCCAACTCGGCGCACCGGCGAGCCCGTAGCTCTGAAACTTCGCGATCCACTTCACGAACGGGCCGACGTACTTGTCCCCCAGGATGAGGAACCCGACGATCTTGTCCAGCACGATCGACAGGTTCTCCAGCGTCTGGCCGCCGGCCTTGATCGAGGAGTCGTTCTCCTTGATCGCCTCCGTCATTCGCTCGATGCTGCCGGCCAGATTGCCCGCCGCGGCGGCGGCTTCCTCGGTGCTGCCGGTCTGCCCCATCGCGACCTGCATTTCCTTCCAGCGAGCCTCGATCGCTTTCAGGTTGTTCGCTGCCTCGTCCGCCGTGCGCGCCAGGTCGCCGAGCGCCGGGCCGGCTCGCTCGATCATCGCGTTATAGGCCGCCTGCACTTTCTGTGTTTGGGTCAGCGCCGTGCCGGTCTCCGCGATCCCATCCTTGTAGGCCTGCTGTTTGATCGTGGCCTCGTTCAGCACGATGCCCAGCCGCTTCAGCGGTTCGTACTCGCCGGTGATCGCCGCGGAGACCTTCTCGATCGCCAACTCGGGGCGCAGGTTGTAGAAGCTGCTGAAATCGGCACTCAGCTCCGTCAGCTGTTTACTCATCTCGAAGGCTTCCGCGCGGCTCAGCCCCTGCGCCTTGGTCATGTTGAAGAACGTCGCCGCCGTCTGCTCCACCTCGAAGCGCGCCGAGATGTGACCGGCCACCGTCTCGTCGGACCATTCCTTGATCGCGTCCGTCAGATCGCCGTATGAAGTCGCGACCATGTTCTGCGACTCAGCGGCGTCGATCGCCAGCTGGTTTGCCTCACGGAAGATCTGTGCCACCTGCCCCGCGATCCGCTGCACGTCGCCGAGCGTCGGTGTGATCTTCGCGAACCAGCCCTGGATTCCCTTGGCGGCCTTCTCGCCGCGCGCCTGCAGCTTGCCGAGCGCCTGCTCCAGCTCCTTGGCCCCGCGGCCGCGGATGATGATTTCCAGCTCCTCAGTCTGGCGCACGTTGTTTCTCCAGCTGGCGCCGCGTCGCCTGCTCCGCTGTCAGCATCAGGTCCGCCAGCCATCGCGGCATCGCCCCCGCCGGTTCCGACTGGCCCCGCTGGCTGTGCATCAGCATCTCCTCCACGTACCGCTCCTGCGCCCAGTCACGGGAGTGCACGCAGCAGTCCACTTCCAGCAGCGTCCCCGCCGCGTCGTGCAGCGTTACCGTTCGTCCGACGCAGCTGCATCCCCCGCCTCCTCGGCATCGGAAGCCGCTGAGGCGGGTGGAGTAAAATCCTGCGCTTGTCGCTCCTCCACTCCGGCCCGGGTCAGGTCCATGATCCGCTGCGCCAGCTGCCCCAGCAGCAGGCGGCTGCCGCCACCCTCGCCGTCCGTCAGCCCGCTCAGCGTCTCCCAGCTCAGCACCTCGAAGTAGTGGCCGGCGATCTCGATCTTCTCGAACTTCGGCTGCACCGCCAGGCCGTCCTCGTCGCAGAGGCCCAGGATCCCGACCACGCCCAGCCGCACCGTCAGCAGCAGGTTTTCCCCGGGCCGGCTGCCCGCCATCGTGTCCGTGCTGATCAGCGCGTCCATCGCCGCCGGCAGTGCCCGCAGCTTGAACGTCACGTCGCCCACCGGCCACTCCTCGCCCAGCAGCCGGCGCCGCAGCAGTGGCCGCGGCGGTTTGATCTCGCTTAGTTTCCTCACGTTGTCCATCGTTAGAACGGGTAGGTGTACTCGGGATCCGACTCCCAGCTGATCCACAGCTCGTCGCCGCTGGTCTCGCTCTGCTCCATCGTCACCGGGTAGTAGCCCAGGCTGTCGGCGTCCTCCGGCTGCGGCATCCCCTGGATGTAGCCCCGCCAGCCGAACTTGATCATCTGGCGCACCCCGCCGCTGGGGTTGATCGTCCCCTTGATCTCGATGATCGACTCGGCGGCGGCGGCGTCCTCGAAGTTGATCACGCTCTCCTCGTCGGCCCGCACCTGGATCGTCGCCGTCGGCAGCCGCCCGGCCAGCCGCGCCGCGCTGACGCCGAAGACGCCGTTGCCGTCCGGCTGCTGCACGATCTTGTTGCCCGCGTTGATCTCGAAGCTCGGAACGAGCAGGCTGCTGACCGCCCCGTCGCTGCCCACCTTGATCGTCAGCGACGAGTTCTGCCACGGGTAGGCGGCGCTGCCGTCCGTCTGCGCTTCCAGGTTGGCCTCGGCGGCGCTCGACTTGGCATCGGTCGCCTCGCCCGTGTCCACCGTGCCCGCCATTTCGAAGTGCAGCAGGCCGAACTCACCGGCCACCAGCTCCAGCCGCACGTTGCCCACGCAGTCCTTCAGGATCCGCTCCAGCCGGCTGACGTTGTGGGTCAGGTCGATCGGGTCCAGCGCGCCGGCGGGGGTATCCGTCAGCAGCCGCTGGTTGGCCAGGATGTAGGTATAGGCCAGGTTGCCGCTGCCGGTGCCGCCCGAGTTCTCGCTGAACCCGCAGGCCCGCAGTGGCGCCCCCTCGGGTGGCGCCTGGTCGCTGGTGTGGGCGCCGCGGAGCCGGCTGGTGAAGCCGACGCCGGTATAGCGCTTGCCCTTGCGGCTGTGCCCGCGCTGCATCGAGCCGACGTGGGCACTGCCCTCGATCATGTCCATGTACTCGGCAGTCGGCGTCAGGCCCCAGACCGCGTAGGCCGCGTTCGCCACCGGGGTGCCCACCGTACCGGCGGCCCACTGCAATTGGCTCTCAGACATTAGTCTCACGGTTGTCACGATGTCCTCCCGATTTGCACCATCATCTCGAGCACGGCGAAGCTGTGCTTGTCCGACTCACCACTCGCCTGGGGCAGCGCGCAGTACTGGGGATAGCAGAACTGCGCCCCGGCGGCCTGCAGGGCCGTCAGCGCCGAGTCGCTGAACAGCCACAGTCCGTCGATCGCCTCCACCGCCGTCTGCACCTGCTCGTCATTCTTGCCGTGCACCTCGATGCTGAACGGCAGCTTGATCAGCAGCTCGCTGTTGCCGCTGCTCACCTCGTACTCCGCCTGGCTGAAGGTCAGCCAGGCGTATGGGAACGTCGTCTTCTTGGTCGGCGCCGAGTCGCCGCAGTAGCTCAGCGTGGCCGCCGTGGCCACCGCCGTCGCGATCGCCGCCCTGACTGCGCCGTACTTACTTGCCATCAGTCACTCCAGCCCACCGCCAGCGGCCTGGCGCCGCGATAGCTGCCGGCCTTCCAGAACCGGTCGAACCCCTTCCGCACCCAGTGTTTGGGCTTCATCGTGAAGCCCTTCACCCGGCGGCGGTAGAGGATCCGGCCGTCCCTGGCCTTGAACCGCATCACCCGCCTGGGCGGCTTTGCCGATCTCGCCGGCACCCGGCCGCCCTGGTCCTGGATCCGGGCATAGGGCACCGCCCGCACCGTCAGCACCAGCCGGTCCTTCACCGTGCCGCGCACACTTTTCAATTTGAGGACTCGCTGGAGCCGGTGGCTGCGGCTGCTGCCGGCCAGCTCCCGCTTCCAGGCGCTGACCAGCTTCTCCAGGTTCAGCGCCCAGTTGAGCTTGCCCCACTGGTGCTTAGGCGCCGCCACCGGTCGCCTTGCTCTCGCCCGGCAGCTTCACCTTCTTGCGCGTGCGGCCCTTGCCGGCCAGCCACTCCTTCAGCGGCCGGCGGTGGCAACTCGTCCAGAGCGCCTCCCGCCGGCTGAACTCCGCCGGCTTGCCGTCGTCGCACAGCACGCTGCCATCGTCCATCTTCACGAACACCGGCTCATAGGTGCCCGCCTTGACTGGTATCAGCTTGGGCATAGCTAGCTAGCGTCCTCCAGCTCCGCGATCCGCGCCTCCGCCAGCTTGACCGCCGTGCTCCGCTCGTCCGTCTCGACGAACTCACGCAGCTTGTTCACGTCCGTGCACTCCGCGATCAGCGGCCGCAGCTTCTTGACACTGGTGTCCGCCCACTCGCCGGACCCGCGGCTGCCGGGGGTGACGTGCTTCCGCGTCGTCTGCACCCAGTCGGGGTTGGCCTTGATCCAGGCTTCGGCCTCGGCGCGGCTGTCGAACAACAGCGTCTCGCCGTCCAGCCCTTCCGTCCGCGCCACCTGCCGGCCGCCGCTCGGCGCTTCGCAGCCGAGGTCCACCAGCCAGTGTTTCTTGCCGTATTCAGTCAGCTGAATCGGCGTCATGGTGTATAGCATTGATTGCTCCTTCAGATTCCCATCGGCCCGCGGATTCGCGAGGCCATCAGTGTCAGCCGCGCCGCCACGTCCTCCGGGCTGTGACTGTGGTCGCTCAGGTTTTCGCTGATCTTCTGCGCCTCGTGCCCGGCCAGGTACTCGAACAGCCGCGCGCTGGCCTCGCGGAAGTTCACCCGCACGCCGGTCACGCTGATCGAGCTCGCCGTCGCGGCGCTGGCCGTCACGTAGATCTTCAGCCCCAGGCTGTACAGCCTGTAGGTCACGCCGTCCTCCGCCGTGAACTGCGGGCTGTCCGTACAGATCAGCGCGACGGGGCTCTCCACCGTGCTACAGGTGAAGATCCCCGTCCCGCGTTTCGTCACTTCGTACTCCCTCTCATCGGCCAGCACGTGATCCAGCAGGAACCCTCGATAGACCTCCGTGGTGTCGGTGTCGAACCACTCGCCACTGAGGTCGTCGAGCCGCCGCTTGACCTCGTCCGTCAGACTGAACTCGTTGATGGTTCCTGCCATGATCTGCTAACTCGACGGGTTCGCGACCTCGGCATAGTGCGACGCCTGGATCAGCCCCGCGAAGCCGTAGGTGTTGAGGAACAGCTTCCACATGTTGTCGCTGTGGTGCGTGAATTCCTCCGTCGGCATCGTCATATCCGTCCACACCAGCGCTTCCGCGTCCACGTTGACCACGAACGCGGCCGCTTTGCTGGCCCCGCCGAAGTTCGTCGTCACGCTCGTCTTGAAGATCGGGTAGCCCTGGTAGTACCACCGCCGGCCTTCACGATCGAAGTCGCCCCTGAGCCGGCTGACGCCGCGCAGGCTGATCAGCTTGCCGTAACAGGCCTTGGGCACCACGATGAATGTCTGGCCATCCTCAGCGCCCGCCGTGTTCACGTCCACGTAGGCGATCGCTTGGTCCAGCTTGTCGATCGTGGTGTAGGCCTCCGCGTCCGTGCCGTCCGTTCCGAAGTTGATCTGGCCGGCCGGCAGCGTCTCCGTCGCTCCCGGTGTTCCCGCCACAAAATCCGCGATGATCTCCGTCTCCGCCGCCACCCGCGCCGCGCTGACGAAGGCCTTGACCTCCTTCTTCTCTGCCTTGCCGTCGAACTGGCGCAGCTCGTACTCGAACAGCGAGATCGTGTGCACGCCCTCGAACACCGTCAGCCCCACTTCCGTCCGCGCCGCGTTGTTGGCCAGCGGCGTCCCGTCGGTGGTCGACTGCAGCGTCACCGCCGTGGTGATCCGCGTCGTGATCGCGCCGGCCTGTGCGCCCTCCGGCACCATCGCGGTGTCGTTGAGCATGTTGAGCATCCCACCGTCGCTTTTCAACAGGGCGTTAAACAGCTCGGTGAAGCGCTCCGTTCTGGTGCCAAATGCCGCCATGCATGACTCCTTCCCTGGGTGTCAGAACACATGGCTCTCTGAGCCGTTGATGCAGGCTCTGCCTTGTCGTGCGGCTCTGCCGCTTAACGCTGGCGCGTGTCAAAGGCCGGGGGTACGCCGTCGAAGGCCGCCTCGGCCTCCTCGACGGTCTTGGGCTCCCTGGCCCCGCCTCCAGCGATTGTCCGCATCGGTATCCGCGCGGAGCCGCCGCTCTGGGCTCCCGCCGCGCGCTGATCCTGGGCCGCACCCTCCGTCTGTTTCGCGGCCCATTCCATGTTCCGCCGCAGCTCCTCTGGAGTACTGCCCGGAATCTCGGCGGCCTGTTCGGGAGTCAGCTTGTGCTTGGCGGCGAGCTCTGCCCGCGCCGTCCTCAGCTCCCAGTCCGCCATCTTCTTGTTGAGCGTGTCGACCCCCAGGCGCTTCGCCAGGTGCCGCTGAACCTGTTCCTCGCCGAAGCGACCGATGAGCTTGTCCAGCATCTGGTCGAAGATCACCGGGTCGAACTTGCCGCCCTCCGTGGTCTGGTCCTCGTCCTTCGGCTTATCGTCGTCCCTATCTTCCTCAGTCGGCGCCGCCGGGATCCGCTTGGTCAGCGCCCCCACCAGCTTCATCTGGGCCTCGATCTCCTCGGGGCTCTGCCCCGTAACCAGCGTCGCCAGATCGTCGTCCACGCCGTGCTCCGCCGCCAGCTTCCTGCGGGCTGCGCTGATCTCCTCGGCGCTGTATTCCTTCTTCGTGTTCTTCGCCATCTCGGCGTCCTCGCTTTGGGTTATACCCTGATTATCACGCTCTGTCAAGCCCTACCCTGCGTGATGCGTACGGCATTATGGGGCCACAGGCACTTTGTCACGCTCGGGCAGCCCCACCAGCTCCCGCTTCTTGCGGCTGCGCTCCTCGGGCGTCAGTTCCATCTCCACCATCTGCAGGATCTCCCCCTCCAGCTTCCGCTCGGCGGCGGTCTTGACGATGAACGGGTCGAACTGCAGCTCCACCCCCAGCACCGCCATGATCCTCGCCAGTGCCTTGCGTTCATCGTTCACGAACTGCGTCATCGCCCGGCTGCGCTGCTCGCGGTCCGCCGCCACCGGCCGCTCCGGCGTGTCCTTTTCGACCGTGTTCATCGCATCGATATAGTCGCTGCGCCGCTCCGCCGCTTCCTTGATCAGCTGCCCGATCACCGCGTTGCTGATCACGCGGTCCACGCTGACGTCGCCCGGGAAGATGATCGCGTTCCTGGCGCTGTTGATTGCCGCGCTCGCCTCGTCGGCGCTGCCCACGTTCCCGCTGATGATCGGCAGCAGGTTGATCCCCGTCATCACGTGGCGCTGGGTCTGGGCGTTCTCCTCGATCGCGTTGAACGTATGCTGCGCCCAGTACAGCGGGCCGCGCCCGCCCGGGAACACCAGCAGCTGCTGTTTGTCGATGGTCACCAGCTCCGGTCCCTCGACGGCCTTGACCGTCTTCTCGCGCCCCGGCACCCCCAGCTGCTCGACCAGTTTTTCTGACCAGCCGGAGCCCGACACCTCGAAGACCCGCGTCACCTTCGTGTAGACCCGATCCATGTTGTTATCCGGCACCACGAGGTCCATCCGGCCCTGCTTATCGCGCAGGTACTGGTAGAACCGCCTCTGTGACGGCGCGTAGACGTCGTCCACCAGTTGCGGGCCGCCGTCACCCTGCTCGATCACGATCGAGCCCTGGGTGATTCGCCGCTCCGCCAACTCCTTCAGCTCCAGCGGTGGCTCGCCCTTGACCACCGTCACCCCGCCGATCACGAAGCTCACCAGGTCGTCCACCGGCGAGCGTGCCAGCGACGTGATCGACCGCTTGTTATAGATGTCCCGCCCCAGCTGCGTTGGCTGGAACTCCCATTTGCGGGCCACGGCAGCCTGTCCGGCCTTCACTTCGAGTGTCATTTCACACCCCCACGGCGTGCATGGTATTGCTCTCAAACACCCACAGGGCGCTGAGGTTGTCGTTGTGCGGCCAGAGATACCGGCCGTCCTCCTTGACCTCGTAGGCCAGGCTCAGCAGGTCCGCGCGCAGCTGTGGGTTGACCACCCCCAGCAGGCCCTTCTCAGCCCGGCGCTGCAGGCGCTGGATCCACAGCGTCTTGCGGCGGCTGCCCGGGCTGTCCGTCGTCTTCACCCCCCGCGCCCCGCTGAACGGATACACGCGGCGCAGCGCGTCCAGGAACACCTCGCCCGGACCGTTGGTCTCCACCGCCACGTTGTAGGGATTGAACGTGTAGCCCTCGTCGATGAAGGCCGCCACCTCCTGCACCTGGTCGATATAGCTGGTCCCGCGCCAGCGGCGATCGCTGAGCACGTTTGCCGCCGGACCGCGCTGCTCCACCACCAGCAGCGTGGTGGTGTCCACGATCTTCCCCACGTCGATCGCGAAGTACAGCTCGGGCTTCACCGGTCCGGGCGGCACGGCATGTTCCACCAGCTGCAAAAACACCCGCCGCTGCCCCGCGCTGACCGGCAGGCAGCGGAAGTTCTTGTCATACTCGTCCTGGCTCAGCTCCAGCTTTTGCTGCTCGAAGTAGTCGCGCCAGCTTGGATCCAGCGCCAGCACTCGTTCGTCGTCCCAGAACTCCAGGTGATAGCCAGCGGGCTTCTTGGCCTCGATCACCGTGTCCTGCGGTCCGCCGACACCGAGGATCAGGATCGAGCCATATCCCCGCTTGAGCGCGATCGCCGGCAGCGGGGAGTAGGCGCCGAACATATCATTGGGCGCTTCGTGCCCCTCGTCGATGACCAAGAGCGCGCAGGTGTAGCCCTGCACCCCCTTCTCCGCCGCCTCGTTGGTGGAGAGCGCCATCAGGCCGCCGCCGTTGTTCCACTCCACCTCCAGCACGTTGTTGGTGCGGCGCTTGAGCCCCATCACCTGCTCGACGCACAGCATCCACAGCAGGATGCGCCGCAGCAGGATCCGGCTCGACTGCCGCAGCGAGGGCATCCCGATCGCCACGCGGTAGCCGCAGATGATGTAGATCGCCGCCCACAGGGCGGCCACGTAGCTCTTGCCCGCCGCCTGCCGGCAGCCCTGCAGGATCACCCGCGGATGGGCCAGCAGGGAACTGAGGATCTGCGGCTGCCAGGGCCGCCACCAGCCGGGCCGGTCGTCCTCCGGCAGGTTACTCGTCACCGCCAGCAGCAGGCGCAGGATTCTCTCCACCCGCGCCATCGTCAACTGTCGGGGGGCGACCCTCCGCACTCAGTGCTCCCAATACTTCATCCAGGCTGAGTCCCAGGGCGCCGGCGCCGCCGCGCTCCACCTTCAGCAGGTCGATCCGCACGCCGATGTTCTTGATCATCGCGTCGCTGCGCATCGCCAGCGAGTGCTTGCCGCTTGGCAGCTGACTCGTCACCCACCGCCAGTGCCAGTCGATCAGTTCCAGGATCTCGCGGTCCTTCGCTTCCAGCGGCTCCGGCATCTGCGGGTACTTCGGGGCCGCGGGCGCCTCCGGTGCTTTGCTCTTAGCTTCCGGCATGGATCTCGTTCTCCACTATCCGCCGCACCGTCTCCGGGTGCCAGCGCTTGCCGCCGTTCGGCGCCTTGCAGCCCTTGGCCATCAGCTCCTCGCCGATTGCCTTCAGGCTCGCGCCCTCGCTGCGGCGCCGGATCATCCGGCGGATCACCGCCTGCTCCGCCGGCACTTCCACCATCAGCCCGTGCTCGTCGCGGAACCCGTAGACCCGCTTCGTGTACCGGCGGCGGCGCAGCTTCTTGTGCTGTAGCACTTCACTCACCCGCTCACCAAGCTGCTCTCGTTCCATCTGACCCACGCTCGCCGCGATATGTACCAGGAACCGGCCCATGCTGCTCGACGTGTCCACGCCCTCCCGCAGCGTCCGCAGCACCACGCCGCGGCGATCCCAGTCCTTCACCAGCTCGCCGCACTCGATCAGGCTGCGGAACAGCCGGTCCAGGCTGACCGCCATCACCACATCGGCCTTGCCCGCCGCCAGCGCCGCCAGCAGGCGCTTGCCCGCCGGCCGGTTCTTCAGCGGCTTGCCGGCGCTGACTCCGCTCTCGCGCAGCACGCCCGCCACCTCGTAGCCGAAGAACTCGCAGCCGCTTAAGAGCCGCTCCTCCTGCGTATCCAGGCTCAGCCCGTTTTCAACTTGCTCGCGGGTCGATACCCGCAGATAGATCAGGGCACGCTTCCGCTCCATTGGTCACCTCGCAGGTCATTCTACCCTGCGTGATGCCATCTGTCAAGCCCCTGTCTGCGTCAGTTTCACGTGGAACCCCAGCGTGACGCCCCCACCCCCGCCGGCATGGTATACTTATTGCGGTGCCCCCGTGAATGCTCTCCTGGGCCTCGGCCACAGTGATCAGACGGGGGCCTGTTCCTTCCTTCCCCCTGCCAATCGCCGCCAGCGCCCCGAACCTCCGCCCTTTCCCCGTTAACCCTCCCGCCTTCACGCTGGAACCCTTGCGTGACGCCCACAGCCGACGCCCGTCACTCCACCTCGCCGCGCACCGCGGAGCCCCCAAAACCCGAAAATTTTCCGCAGCACTAATACGGGAAGGGGGGGCGATGGGGGGATGCCGGCCGGTCGGCGCGGCCCTCGCCCCGCCCGCCGCCGGCCCGCGCTCAACCCCGATCAACACAGGAACGAACGATCCAATCCCATCACGCAGGGGTGCAGGCGTGACGCCCTGCCCCCGCCACCCCCGAGATTCCCTGGAGCGGAGGCCAGGGAGATGGCGCACGCGGTGGGACTGATCGACGCGCCGTGGACGTCCGCAAGTGGGCTTCAATAGCAGGGGACCCCGCGGCTGAGCTGGAGGGCAGGTGCGGCTTGAGCACCGCCTCTGCGGAGCGCAGAGTAGCACCTGTGGGTCAACCTGTCAAGCCGTGGGGAAAGCATACCTGGAGCCCCCGCAGTGGTCGGCGCCGGCGAGCGGGACCGCCGCGTGCTACCGGCTGACTTGCCGGAGTGACAGGGAATCTGGTGGACATCACGCAGGGTCCGCGTCGGCAGGCGGGACAGGATCACCCGCGGACTCACGCTCCCCGCGCCTTGGGCAGGAAGCGGGTGATGGCCTCGTACCACCACGCCTCGGCCGTGCCCGTCGGTCCGTTGCGGTTCTTCAGCACGATCAGCTCCGCCTCGGGCAGGCCGGTGGTGCCCAGGTCGCGCCCCTCCTGCCGCTCGTAGTAATCCTTGCGATAGAGCCCGACCACCACGTCGGCATCCTGCTCGACGCTGCCACTGTCCCGCAGGTCGCTGAGCAGCGGGCGCTTGTTCTTGCGCTCGGCGCCGATGCGGTGCAGCTGGTGCGGCACCACCAGCGGCATGTCCAGCTCGCGCGCCACCTGCTTCAGCCCGCGGCTGAGCTGGCTGACCTGGCCGTAGCGGTTCTGGCGCGAGTCGTCGGCCTGCATCAGGCCGAGGTGGTCGACGATCGCCAGCTGCACCTGGTGCTCGCTCTGCTCGCTCCGCAGGGCGGCGCGCAGGTCGTCGACGGTCAGGCGGCCCGGGCAGCGCAGGTAGAGCGGCGCCTCGCTCAGCTCCGCGCGGGCACGGCGCAGCACCTGCCAGTCGGCGTCGGTCAGGTCCGGCGCGTCGAAGCGGTCCGTCGGGATCCCGCGCAACTTGTCCTGCCGCACGTGGCGCGTCCGCATCGCCAGCAGCCGCTCGCCCAGCTCGTCGGCACCCATCTCGAGGCTGAAGACCACGGCGGGCAGCCGGCGCTCGATGGCGCAGTGGCAGGCCAGCTCCAGTGCCAGCGCGGTTTTGCCCATGCTGGTGGCGCCGGCGATGATGATCAGCTGGCGCGCCTTCAGCCCGCGCATCAGGCGGTCGAGGTCCGGCAGGCCCGACGGGATCCCGCGCACCAGCTGGTGACGTTTACCCTCACGCTTGAGCTCGGCGACCTCGCGGGCCCGCTGCTCGATGCCGGCGTAGGTCTCGGCGATGATGTCGGCCAGCGCCTCGCTCGGCTCGCGGACGGCGCCGGCGCTGAGCTGCGCGATGCCGCTGTGGGCCTGAGCCAGCACGTCGGCGAGGCTCAGCTCGCGGCGGTAGCACTCCTCGATGATCTGGGTGCTGGCGCGGATCAGGGCGCGGAAGTAGGCCAGCTCGGCGACGATCCGGCAGTGGGGCTCCACGTTGGCGGCGGTCGGCACGGCGTTGATCATCGAGAGCAGGGTGCCGGCCCCGCCGACCGGCACGTCCAGTCGGCCCTGGGTTTTCAGCTCGCCGCGGACGGCGTCGACGTCGGGCGGGACGCCGCGGTTCATCAGGGCGCCCATCGCGCTGAAGACGGCGCGGTGGCCCTCGATCCAGAACATCTCGGCGCTCAGGATGCCGGCGGCCAGCGGGAAGGCCTGCTGTGGCAGCAGCATGATCCCGCCCAGCACGCACTGCTCGAGCTCGGGATCCGACGGGATGGACCGCGACGGCTGCTGCTTAGTCACGCCGGCTGCTCCGGCATGGCGCTGTGCTCCATCTCGCCGCACAGATGGAGCAGGAGCTTGTATCCCTCCGCGCCGATAGCCGCCCTGTCGTCCATGTCCGTGGCGCTGATGAACCGCTCGTAGATGGTCTCCAACTTCTCCCACTCACGAACCAGCGG